ACGCAATTAAAGGACAACCTCCAGTAGTTAGTAGAACAGAACATAAAAATAAAAAACAAGTTGATGCTACTAAAAGTAAAATGGCAGACCGTATAGGAGTGCTTACACGAGTTTCTAACAACAATATATTTAACAAGCCTACGTACACAGGTAAAGCACTCAACAGAGAGCAACGGCGCATAGCGGAACGTGGCAACTTTAAGCAACTGCTTAACAGGCTAATCCCGTCTCAGGCTCCTGAAATACAACGGGTACTGCGTAAAATAAGCTCACAAGGTCTAGCTACTAAGTTAGTTGTAGGTGCTACGCCAGAAAACTCAAGCGGGTATTACGATCCCAATACAGACACTATAGTAATTAACCCCGAAACAGGACTTACAGAACATACGTTCTTGCATGAAACAGCCCATGCTTCTTTGTCTCAAGCTCTTAACAACCCAGACCTACAGATAACTAAAGACTTTTTTAAGTTTTACTCTGATATAAAAGATCAGATGGGCGATGTTTATGGTGGTCAAGACTTACAAGAGTTTACCGCAGAGTTAGTAGGTAACCCTGAGTTTCAAGCACTGCTTAAGGATACTAAAGCACCCAATGCTCCAGCTAATAAAAACTTGTGGAATACCATCATGGAAGCCATTGCGCGTTTCTTTGGTTTCCGTCCACAACAGAGTGCGTACACCAAGGGCTTAGACTTTGTAGATAAAATACTAGACGTATCTCAAGGTGTTGATCCTACATTGTCTGATCGTTTGTTGTTGGGTACACCTCAATCTGCAAGTAATGCGTTAAGAGAAGCTATACAAAACGTACCCCCACTAGCCGGTAAAACTAAAGAAAAAGTATTAAACAGTTTATCTAATGCCGGTGACCTTATGAGTAGAGGTATGGGCGTATTACGTATGCACGATTTTGCTAAACTGTTTGAAGGTACAGATTTAGGACGAATATCAGGAGATATAAGAGACATAGTATTGCGACGGAACGCGCAAGTAGAACGAAAAGTAAAACGTTTCCAAGAGTTATTTAGAAGCTATAACGACTTACGTAAAGAACACCCAAAAGACTGGGCAACATTAGGCACTATTGCTTCAGCAGCGCGTCGAGGTGCGTTTGATTTAGTGGGTGTAGATGGTAACGATTTTAAATTTAATGATTTAAGCGCAGAAAGAAAAACAGAGTTTAACGCTCTGAAAAGAAAATTAGCCACACTAAACCCTGACGTGCAAGCCGCTTACAAAGAAATGCGTCAAGAGTACCGTAATATGTACGACTCTTACAAAAAAATGATATTGAGTCGCGCTGAAAGCAGTCAGAAGGCAGCTTTAGAACTAGAGTTTACTAGGACAAACTCTGCTGTTGGGTACGTACCCTTCTTACGACATGGTGCATATTTTATAGAATTTACAGACAGAGGGACTACTGAAAGAGAAGTAAGAAGTTTTGCCTCCCGTCGTCAACGCCAAAACTTTATCCAAGAAAACAGAGATAGAATACAAAATGAACGAGTGTTTAAGAACTTAGAAAATGCAACATACAATCCAGCAGACCATCCCCCAAACGGGTTTCTTGCTAAGTTAATGAACTCTACTGATAAAAACTTAGACGCAGCCACAAAGAATATTATATATCAGTCAGCTCTTGCTGTATTTCCTGAACATTCTTTTATGCAACGTTTGCGTAAAGCAAAGCTTACACCTGGAGAAGAACAAGATTTAGCGTATACCTTTGGGGATACTATGGTTAAATGGGCGCGTAAAGAAAGCGCGTTACAATACTTACCGGAATTAAATCAAAAGTTTGTTGAGCTTGGACAAGCACCTTTAGGGGATGACCAAAAAACTTTAGCCGCAAGAGACGAAATACTACGTAGGAAAGATTTTGTACTAAGCCCTAACTACAGCAACACGACTTCATTCTTTGCTACTAGTGCTTACAATTTATTTTTGTTCGGTAACGTTTCATCCGCAGTAGTTAACCTAAGTGCCGTTCCTTTGTTAGCTCTACCTTTACTGGGAGGTAAGTATACTTACGCTAAAGCTAATGCCGCAGTAGCAAAAGCAATGAAAACTGCAATGCCATCTTTAAAAGATTTTGATAAGAATACTTTTACTTTTGATAACTTAGCATGGACAAAAAACGAACGTTATTCTGTACTACTTGAAACTCTGGATGAGTATGGGCAACGTGAACACACTATGCAAAGAGAGATATTAGAAGGAGCTAAACAAAGTGCTGATGATTATAGTAGCACTGGTGCAAAAATAATGAACGCTGGTAGTATGCCTTTTACTGAGGCAGAAAAATATAGTAGAGCTACAACAGCTATTGCCGCATATGAGTTGGCATTGGACGCAGGTAAAAGTCGAAAAGTAGCTGCTGAAGAAGCTGTTAAACTGACAATGGACGTACACACTTCAGGTATGGCAGCAGAAGGCCCAGGCTGGTTACAAAATGGCTTAGGTCGAGTTATGTGGACGTTTAAAACTTTTATCTGGAACAGTGCAGCTATAACGGCTATGGCTATGAATAGTTCATTGCGAGGTGAAACTAAAGCCATACGAGATCAAGCAAGAAAACAAGTGTTGGGTATATACATGATAGGCGGTGCATTGGGAGGAGTTAACGGCATGCCTTTCTTTGGTGCTGCTGCTACGTTTGTCAACATTGCAAATGCTCTACTTGGAGACGACGAAGAACCGTTTAATGCTAGAGACGCATCTAGGGAGTTTATGGGTGAGTTTATATTTAAAGGTCCGTTAAACTATGCAACTAACCTTGAAATATCTAATAGAGTTGGAATAGCTAACGGCTTGTTGTTTAAAGAAGATCCTTACAGCGTTGAACAAAATGGCTTAGTGATGACTGCGGTTATGCAAGCAACAGGACCAGTAGGAAGCCATGCTCTTAACATAGAACGTAATGTAGGAAAACTGTTAGAAAGAGGAGAATACATTCGAGCTTTTGAAGCAGCATCGCCCAGTGCGCTACGTAACTTATTAAAGACTACTCGCTTTGCTCAAGAAGGAGCGAGGACTGCTAGCGGTCGGCTTATCACGGATGATTTAAATAGCTATAACTTATTAATGCAAGCTTTAGGGTTTACCCCAGCAGAGCTATCTAATTTATATGAGAACAGAGCAGCAGGTCTTAACTTCGATAGCAAAGTAACAAACCGAAGAAGTAAAATAGCAAAGAAATATTATTTAGGTATTACCACAGGAGATCAAGACTTAGTTAAAGACGCACTAGAAGAATATGCAAGGTTTGCAAGAGCTTTCCCTGAGTTGGCGACTAAAGACTATCTTAAAAAATCATTTAAATCTCGTGCTAGGGCAGAACAACAGCTAGTGTACGGTGTAAAATTTAATAACAAATTACTACCTCAGATAGAAGAACGTTTCTTCGACGACTAAACTCTCCATACCCGAATGCCTCGCACCCCATCTTCTATACGTACTTTAGTAACTACTTTGTATTTAAGTCGTTTAACTTCTGCAAGTATGATGCGTCTGTGTTTCTTAGGGTCGAGGCACGGTATAAAAAATGACCAACCTTTCTTAAACTTCTTCCAGTTGATCTGGTAGTTCACCTTCTCTAATTCCATTTTCTTCCTTAGCTTTTTCTGCAAGGCCATCCATATTTAAAAAGTCACTATGTGAGCAATCAAAAATAATACATCGTACCGAGGGAGCTACTAAGTTAGTACCTTTTGTAAGCTGTTTGTTATCCTCTTTTATGCACATTTTTTTAGCTTTTAATTCTTTAACCAACGATCTGTACCCAATATGGTTGTTCTTACAGTATTTACTAAACGCCTTAGATGTAATGTACATAAGCTTAGTATCTGGTTCGTAGCGTATCAATAGACCCAGCCTGGGTTCTACTAAAGGAGCAGTTGCCCTTGCTACTCTCTTGTCCACGCTGTCATTGATTATTAATAAGTGCTGAATGTATAAGTTCAAAAACTCACCAATAGTTGCACTTGCACTATCCACCGGAGGAGTAGTATCTTTCCTTGTAGTTTGGATTACAGGTATGACTTTTTTGTAGATTCTACCTATATCTAAATTTATTAACCCAACTTTCCTAGCAATTATCCCCCCGGCTATATTAGCTGAAAGCATAGCAGACCAGTTTCTTTCTCTACTTGTTAGTTTGAGTTCTTTATCTATCGTACCCTGTACTTCTTTTATCAACTCCATGCAGTCTTCAAAGTTTGCAATCACGTACTGTATAAAAGGAACAATGGCGTGACCGTAATTTTCACCGAGTTGGTGGTCAAACATTTCTTTACCTTCTTCGGGAGAAACAATCTCTCCATCTAAAGGCTCTACAACAAATTCAATTATCCTCATTATCTCCCCATCTGGGTGATCTTTTAGTCCTTGTAACTTGTCATAGAACGAAGAGTTAGAACTGGTTAGAGAGATAGTCCGCCAAGTAGTGTTGTTTTTACGTAGCTTGTTTGCGTGAGGGTCTCCTTTATCATTACCCCTGCCTTGTGATGTAGCGTAAGCAAAGTCCGTCAACTGTTCAGCGGGCATGTTACTTAACTCATCCATTGTGTTTACTATATTGTTGAGTAGTCCGAGCTTAGTTATCTTCGCTACCGCCGTGTCGCGTGGAGTACCTAAAAGAAGTTCAGGGTCACCGCAAATACTGTTTGCCATTCTAAGTACCGTTGTTTTACCTGTACCAGAGTCCTTGTGTACTAAGTTAATAATCGCACCTTTCTGCCCAGTAAACTGTAACAAGGGTGCACCAAAGCCAGATAGTGCAGCAAACGCCTGTACTTCTAAACCTTCCCTGTCGTACAAGTTAAAAACTTCTTTCCACTTTTCTAACGTACCTGCCGGTTCAAAGTAATCTACAAGGTCTTCAGTAACCGAAGAAGCTGGAGAGTGATACACCCCATCAACTGTGATTTCTCTAGTACCTACAATAAACTTAGTGTGGTTGTCTGCCCAACCGAATTGTGTTCTCATTATTTCTGCCTCTTTTCTTTTTGACAACTCAATAATGCAATCCATAATGTACTGCGTTATAAGTGTAAATTGTTTTTTAGGAGCTAAGATTCCATTTTCTGATAACAACGCTTTTAGCTGTCGCTCATCTGTTACCTTAGACAGTTTTATTACAAACTCTCGGAGACCATCACGAGGGCTGTACAACTTAAACACAGCTTGGTAAGAGCTTTCGCCGGGATCCCACATTCGTTTTTCAACATAGAAATCATACGGGTAAATTAACTTAGGCCCAGTACTGTTCTCATCTTCCAAGTTGTGAAACCATATCCCTCCACTTTTTGCCTTATAATAATTCTTAGGGTACGGGGGTTTTTTGGTATCCTTTTCTTCCTCTTCTTCCTCAAACAGTTCCGGTTCTTTGCCAAGTTGTATTGGGCTAGTTATGCTTCCTTTATGTACGCATCCCTCGCACCCAGCCAAGTTGTGTTCAGCAAACTTGTCACATCCGTGCGGTCCTTTTATACCCTTGATCTTACGCTGAACCATATCAGGATCGTAATCGGGATGGCCCTTAGATAACGCATGTACTGCCTTATCCGAATCGTTACAGTGTTTAGCTATAGATAAAGCGTTGAACCATCTAGGTTCAGCTAAAGTCTTTCGATTCTTAATGCAATCAACAAGCTGTTTACAAGGGTTTTCTCTAGTGATAATTGCTTTGAACGAAGTAGTATGATCTTCTGCAAAAACACGTTCTTCCCAGCTAAGATTCTTTGCGGTCTTAGGTATCTCTACTGCGTCTTCGTCAACACCAAGCACGTCACGTAGCTCACTAAACGGAATAGCAGCCGCTACATGTTTTACAGTTACTTTACTAGGGGTATCGTACTTAACGTTTAGAGTACCAGGAACTCTAAGTATTCGTGCTACTTCAAATACTCTAGGGTCGGCGCAAAACTTTTGAGTAACGCACACTTCCTTAAAACGTTTAGCTACAGGTATCCACTGCTCTTTAGGTACTTCTTCAGTAAACGCCCAGTACGCATGTACGCCGTTACCTGAGTCAACTAGTGTTGGCCTTGTTAGACCTAGCGTTTTAGTAAAAGAAGCTAGAGCGCGTAACCCTTCTGCTTGTGTAGCGTAACCTTCGGGTAGCCCTGTTGATTGCTCGATGGCGTTTGCTTTACCTTCACCACAATCTATATCTACCCACAAAGACTGCAAAGACTCTACATTGTCTGCTGTACGTTTAGTGTTTTCTTTGTACTTAGCTAGCCCGAAGTATACGTGCTTACCTTGAGAAGCAAAGGTATCAAATAAAGTTTGTAGTTCTTCTTTATCTTCTGTCCACTTGTGAATTACTTTTTGGTTCTTGCCGGGGGGTATGCCAACTGCACAATACCACCCTCCCGACGGCACTACATGTTCTATTAGATTAAAGTTCTCCATATAATTTGCAGGGGCAGATTATCCCCAAGCCCTCTTGGTTAGGTAACCAATTCTAATTATTGTTTAAACTTAGCTATGTACTTTTTAATTGCACTAGTTAAGTCAGAGTGCGGCTCGTGCGTACCCATAAACCAGTTGTAGACCGTCTGTCTGCTAACCCCCAACTGAGAGGCAACATCGGAAACAGGTATGTCGTGCTTAATACATACCCTTCCTAGTTTTACTCCCAGTGAGGTTCGGTCTGCCTGTTTATTAAGGCTATTAAGCCGAGTTGTATAACCGTAACTCATTAGTCTTCGTCACTCCCCCATTCATCTATAATAGAAGATAAGTCTTCACCTTCAGGCTTTGGCTCTTCCTTTTTCTTCTTACGTTTTACCGGCTCGGCTACGGGCTCTTCTTCGTCGTCATCAAACGGATCAGGTTCAGAAGCAGTTGTAGTAGCTTCTTCAAAATCATCTCCAGAATCCTCAACAGTAAACGGACTACCTGACTCTTCACCTATAGTGAAACCATCTTCTTCTGCATCAAAAGGAGACGCTTCCATACGTGGCTCTAATTTTTTAATCATTGCCCCGCGCAGTCGAAGAGATACCCCACCACCGTTTTGTTTAAAAGGCGCAAAGTTAACAGCTATATTTACTAAGCTACCATGAGTAAGCTCAAAGTCTGGCTCAAGCTTATTATTTTTTACGTCAAACTGCTTTGGTATCCCAGTTTTCTTACCGCTATATTGGGCTTTTATCTTAGCGGAACCCACATAAGTTCCATCGTCTTGCTTTTTAAAACTCATCTTTAGTTTGTTCTGCGGGAACGAATCGTCAGCTTTTTTCCTAGCCTCCCAAGCTTTTTTCATTAGAGCATCCAGTTCTTTAGCTTGCTCTAAACTCATTTTAAAACCTAAGTCATAAGAAGCACCGTCTTCCATTGCATCGCAAGGAACACTTTTATTTTGCTGGTCACTCCATTTATATGGCTGGTTTATACGTGGGTAATGCGCGAGTACATTTTTAATTATATGCTCGTTGTCTTTCATATTCTCATTTCCATTATCAAAAGGGTTAATATATTCACCGTCTTTTAAGACGAGTTTGTTTACAGCATCTAGCTCTTCCGTACTAATTGGTCGAGCAGGTTTGAAATACATCTTGTGTAGATTGTAAGTCTCAACAAAATATATCTCTGTCAAAACAGTGTTAAGTTCTTCTCCGTTACTTTTTAAATAGTCTCGGTACTGATATAGAGTCATCTTGTTTACCGCTTTGGCAAATAAGCTAGCGCCTCCAATCCTCAAACTACACACTGCTTTTGATTCTTCTTCTACTACGGTAATAACTGTGTAGAACTTACAAGGTTTACTTTTATATCCGGTTGCACCTTTTATGTTTTGCACACAATCAATACATCGAGCAGACTCTCTGTTCTCAACCGACACGCTGGGGTCGGGGGTATTGGAGTCCGAAGACCAACACTTAAGATTGCCTGAGTGATCGTAGTAGTTCCTAGATAACAAACCTTCGTCTGCTATTACTACTTTGATTGACGCTTTAGGTGCGTAAGTAACAGGGTCTAAAAAGCATCCGTCTTGTGTTTCTAGTCGGTTCACTTATTTGTCGGCTTACGTACAGAGATAGCAAACTTACTGTTAGCCTGTAGCCCTTCAGGACATATGTCAGGGTTTTCAGCTAGGAACTCTTTCATGTTGCCATTGTGGATTCGTTTCTCAAGCAAGTGCAGTGCGTCATGTTTTATAAGGAACTCGTGCAGTCTCTCCCAGTCACTTGTCCAATATTGAGATATTACTCTGCGAGTAATAGTGCCTTCTTGCGTCTTCAAGCTATCTACATTTTGATCTGCACATAGCTCTAGCATCTTGTCAGAAATCTTAGCCTGTATTGCTTTGAGTTTTTTAATCTCGTCTTCTTTATCTTTTATGGTATGCCTCAACTTCATATAGTCTGAGGCCATCTTGTCTGCTGTTAACTTAGTCATGTTCGCTCCTTTTCAAAGGGATAACCAGTTTAGCAGAGTCTTTTACATTGTCAAGCATCTATTTCCTGCCTATACAAATCTATGATCTTGTTATGGTTAGTGATGTTATTTTGAAGCATTGTGTAGAGCCGTTCTTCCACAGCACTTCCCGTTACGTGTACCACCGTCATAGAGTTACGTTGACCGGGCCTATTTATACGAGCGTTAGCTTGTAGGTATGTCTCTACGCTAGTAACTGGTGCGTACCATATAACTGTGTTGGCGGCTGTTAAAGTTAAACCATGTGACGCGGCTTGCGGTTGTATAATAAGAACGTGTGGGTCGTCATCTTCTTGGAACGTCTTAATAATCTCAGCACGTTTGTTAACCGTGACTTTCCCAGAGATTACTTCGCAAGTAATTTTACTTTTAGTTAAGAACTCTTTAAGTAATTCTATAGTATGCGTAAAAGGTACAAACACGAGTACTTTGTGTGATGACTCTTCAATTACTTCCTTTACAATCTTTAGTCTGTTACTTACATCAAACTGTATAACTTCTTTGTCATCGGAATAAACGGCACCCCCTGAGATTTGCAACAGCTTGTTTAAGTTAGTAGCAGCATTGACCGAAGTAACTTGTTCTCCATCTGCTTGCATCATCATCCTATCTTTCAATAACTTATAGTAAGTCTCTTGTTGCTTAGTAAGTGGAGCTTCGCGTTCTACATGCACAACTGGAGGTAAGTCTAGGCACTGGTCTTTCTCGAACCTAATTGCCGGTTGCAAAACTTTATGTACCGTAGTGTCTGCATCTGGCTTAGGTCTCCATATGTATTGGGTTATCTTGTACATAACCTTGTCACGAAACTGTCCAAAGTATTTAGGTGCGCCATCTGGATTAATTAACTTGGCTAAACCAAAAGCATCAACAGGTGATTGAGCTGCTGGAGTACCAGTAAGCATCCACATCCAGGGAATGTTAGTCGCAAGTTTGTTAAGCGTCTTCCAACGGTTTGTCTGCGCGTTTTTATACGCATTAGCTTCATCAACTACGATCATGTCAAACCCACCATTGACAATCTCTTCTGAAACTACAGCCACGCCATCAAAGTTTATGATGACAAACTCTGCTCCTGCGTCGATTATCTTTTTGCGTTGGGTAGACGTGCCGTGAGCAACTGAACAACTGCGGTGCATGGCAAACTTAAATAAGTCTTGTTGCCATGCTGATTTCATAATAGACAGAGGACAGATTACAAGTACACGTTTGAGGTGTCCTAAGTTCATCAAGTAATCCACTGCCCATATTACACTAGCAGTTTTACCTGTACCCTGCTCGTTAAAACAAAAAGCTTTCTTGTGTAGTGTAAGAAAAGCAGAAGTTTCACGTTGGTGGGCAAAGGGTTCATGCTTACCAGTCCATTCGTAGTCGCGTGTAATGGGCGAAGGTGTACCTTCAACCTTCAACTTTGCTAGTGCTTGCGCTCCTTTTAAGTCCCACTTAACTGCAACTTTATACATCCCATCTTCTTCGCTTAAGACTTTACATCTTTCGATAGCCTCAGTGACTAGATGCGGACGTTTAGTTCTAAGTATGATCGCCTTATCATCGACTACTTGCATTATGCTTTCCGCTCACGAGTGCTTTTCTCTGAGACTAACTTGCCTTTTGAGTTACGCTTGAACGAACGGTTAGCACCGGCTACTTCTACTTTAGTATTGCCTGGGTTCTTTCCACCCTTAGATATAGCCTTCTTGTGTGCTACGTCTTTACCGTCGCCCTTACTGACTTTGCCATCTTTTGAAGCTTTGCGTCGAGCAGCATTACGTTTTGCACGGTTCTTCTTTTGCTCTTCCGTGCCTTGGTAGTTTTCATATTCTTTCTTGTAGTTTCGTTTCTTAGGCATGTTACCTCCTTTACATTTGAGTTATATGGTATTCTTTCTCTACAAAGCCTTCTTTGCTACCTTGTATAAAAGAAGCACGTACCCATACATTCTTGTGTGCAAGCCGTCGTATGTGCCCACGCCGTAAATGACTACGCTTACCACTATTCTGGTTTGACTCCATTACATAGGGGCTGTCCCAAATGTCCCCACCTATTTTAAGAACATGGTAAGAATAATCAGAAGTGTCATTACTGTGTTTAGCGTGTTTTTTTACCAACTTGTCAGGCATCTTTACTTTAACTCTTTCCATACCCTGCACAGATAATAATTTTATCAGAGACATTAAAGCGGCAATGTCTTCGTCAAAATCACGCAAGCCTTCTTCTTCAGTTTGACCCGCATCTTTCATTTGCTTTAGCAATTCTTGCGTAGCAGGATCGCCACAATACCTACGCCCCAACCCATAACCAACCCCTTTTTCGACTGGCAATGGGACTTTGCTCAACGCTACTGCTATAGGCAAACCTACCCATACTTTACGATTAGGGTCGTACACTGTACTTGTACACACTATAGGACCATTTTTGTTTGGTTGACAAAAAACAGAAATCTTCCAAGTGTTATGGAGAGCGCCTTCTTCTCTGGGTGCAGTACGTAACCATGACTCACTTAACAATATCGTTATGGGGTAAGGCAAATTAATAAGTTCATCGTCTTCAAACACTACATAGCCTTCTTTCTGTTTACCAATGTTAAGTACTTCGTTAATTTGGGGCACATAAAATTTTGGACCGTTTTTTATAAGCATAGAATTAATTTTCAGAGAGTCTTTAGTATGAGTAAGTGAAGGTGGGAACTCTGCACCGAATTTTTCCAATGCGTTTGCCGCTTCTTTAAACTTACGCCAATGAGGTATACCCCTAACCTTTTGTTTACTCATTTATCGCCTCCTATTGTGTTCACATTTAGTTACCGGACAGTACGCACACAGTGGGCCGTCGATAGCGTTCCACACTTTGTTCTCTTCTGCCGAGTCTAGTCTTTCTAGTTCGTCATCAAACACAGTGAGGTATGACTTACGCATGTCTGACGTGTGTTTCTTTTGTACAAATTCGTTACTCACTACATATGCTAAAGCAGACTTAATACTTTTAATTCCTGGATAGTGCGTGAACGTAGCTCCCGCCAGTAAATCTAATTGTTTGGTGTCTGCATACTTAGCACTTTTGCCTGTCTTGTAATCAACTAAATAAGCTTTATCGTCATCGACTATAAGTAAGTCTGCTATACCTCTCCACCATACGTTGTCAGCAAAGAAAGTTGTAGGTACGTATTCGCCATCTTCTTTTGCTAAGGCCATACGTATCTCACAATGTTTCTCACCTTGTATATTGTTTAGCGAGTCCAAAGTCTTTTTAATAAACTTAAACTTAGTAGGTATAGGTGTGCCTTTCTTGACGTAATGTTCCGCAGCTCTATGCACCTCGTTACCGTAGTACATAGCAGAACTACTTACGTCCTTCACATCTTTAGCCACCTTCAAGTGATAATACTTTTTAGGGCATTGCTTGAACGTGCTTATACTACTGTAACTCCAAGCGGTCATAGAAGTCCTTTTTTAACTAACAACAGGCGATTAACTTCATGCGCTTTCGCAATTTCTTTTTTGTTCTGTCCGGTATACGGTACAGCTAGTTGGTTAGCCACAAGCTCTGCACACAACCACTTATCACCTATCTGAAAGTCACCTAAGTATCTTCCAAATTTGCCCTTCTCTTTTGTTCGGAGTTTATATACTCCTCCCACTTTAAGTTTTTCCTGCACGAATTTTTTGGCAAGGAGGCCATGTGCTTTGCCTTCCACGTTTCTATTGCGAGACTCTGGAGCATCGACCCCATGCAGACGGATGCGCCCAGCACTACCGCGTATAACAACATTCCAGCCCAAATCAACATCGACATCTACAGTATCTCCGTCCACAATTTTTACGATGGTTGCGTAATATTCAAACTGCATCCTGCTTCTCCTCCACGTAGTCCTCTAACTTTTCTACCACTTCAGTAAGTCTGTGTATAAGTTGCATAACTTCTTCTACATCTTCTTCGTCTAACTCTATAGTTAATTTCATTTGTTCTCTTTTATGCCGTGTATTTCTATAATAAGTTCTGCACAATGTATGATCTTTTGTAGATCAGTTAGACCACCTTTCTTTTTCCACCGTGAAACATACTTAACGATGTTACCCTCAAGCAACGACAAGCCGTTCTTCTCAGCATACTCTGCCGGTTGGATAGCCATATCCTTGTAATGGTTACCGCCAGTTTGTTTATCAAGTGCGTTTTTCATTAACGTCATTAGTGTAATGCTCCAGTAGTTTCTTCAACTGCGCCTTCTTCATCCACATAAATGTAGTCGGTGTCATCAGGCCAACTAGCAAGAAGTCCTTCCCAAATCTTCTCAGCTTGTCGTAAGTCTTGTATGTCCTGCTTAAGTATAGACAGCTCTCTCTTTAGCCTTGCTTTGGTTAGTTTTTTCATAACTCCCCCCTTAGAATTTGGTGCGTACTTCGGGTAGAAAGTACGACTAACCGTAGCGTGGCTTACCCGGTACATACACAAGGTTGGAGAACGACGTAGCAGGAGATTGACGACCCTACTATGTAGTTTTTAGTCCTTGCTATACACTGAGGGTGTTCTTGGCTAACGAGTACCAACCCACCGCCCTCTGGGGTATTACAGAGGTAGAACTTATAAGACCTTCTGTAATTCTTAGCACGTACCATAAGATTCTCCCCATCCACCTTCGCAATCCAAAGGTAAATCTGAAGCCCACGTAGGACGCACTCTCATACTTTTTTCAACAAACTTCATTGCTTGTTCTACTTCATCTTCAGGAGCAATACAACCTATTGCATCGTGTACCGTCATTACTACTTTGTACTTCTGTGATACACGCAACAACTGCTCACCAATAACAATCCGTGCCAACGCCTGGCATATATTCTCTATAACTTTACCGCCATAAATTCTATTAGGCAGGATGGCTCTGCCCCTCCGTGTGTCGTACACGGTTTCTGTATTACCTTCCTCGTCGGTTTCATTACGTAAGTTTGGATACCTAACATACAATCCGTTTGGTAACTCAATACCTACAGACCCATTAGCCCAAACAACTCCCTCCCTACCAAAGTCAAACGTCTTATCTTCCATAATATTCTTTAGAGCTTTACCGGCAGAACGCCACAGCTTAGGTATGTCAGGGTATGTTTCTCTGTATACTTTGATAATACGATCACACTCGTCTTGCTCTAGTTCTACACCAAACGTTTTAAGTTGAGACTTAAATTTTGCAGCGCCCATTCCATACCCTGCACCTAGTATCGTAGTCTTACCAACGAAACGTTCTTCTTTTGTTATCTCATCTTCGGGCTTATCGTAGATAGCTGAAGCCATAATCTTATACACATCATCACCTCTGTCGAACGCCTCTACTAAGTCGTCGGCTTCTGCAAGCCAAGCTAAAGTTCTAGCCTCGATCTGAGACAAGTCACAGTCTATAAACTTGTACCCTTCTGGAGCGCACATTGCTTTCTTAAGTTGTGAACCACGAGGTAAGTTCTGCATATTAATCTTGTCATCACCACCCCAACGCCCTGTATGTGCTGCATAGTAACGCAAGGGTATAGGTAACGTACCTCTCCCTGCTATGTCTATAAAACGCTGTGTACGTGTCTCTTCTATAGTAGACTTAACGCCTAGTCTGGCTGCCACAAGTGCTTGCACCTTTTCATTCTCGTGTTCAAGTAGCTTTTTAAACTCCTCGTCAGTCTTAGCAAACGCATATGTTTCTTTGCCAGTAGTGGGGCTGATCTTCCGAGGGACAGCAACATTAAGTTTTTCTAACAGTTCTGCAAACTTAGCATTGCTCATTAGTTCTTTACGGTCATGCGCTATCGCCGACATGAGCCTTTCTTTAGTAGCTTTAATCTTTTCTATATGCTTAGTTAGAATTGAAGTCTCTAATCTTATGGTAGGCTCAGTGAACATACGTAGCGTTAGATCTATCAACGCCATCTCAAAGTTAGGAAAGTCCTTCTTAAGTGCCTTGAATAGCTTATAGGTAAGTTCCACATCCTGTATGCAGTACCCTCCGTAGGCTTCAATTTGATCGGGAGTAAAGTCCAAACGTTTCTTACCCACAGCACTATGCACCTCTGTGCCTTTGGCTCCGAGTCCGTAGTATTC